GCATCAGGCACTGGAACCGCTCAGGTTACGGAGTCTTACTAATGAAGTCGGCAGTATTAAGCAATTCATCGTACTTAACACTTAAAACAAACTCTAAGATTTTATATCCCAGCGCTTTGCTGGGCATTGTTGCACCTACGGCACTGGTTGATTATCAGTTCCGTTCGCAAGGAACGCTGACAAATTACGGCAGTGTTGGTGGGTCGTTGGCATTAACGCGCTCTGGGAATGGAACGTTTATTGGAAGCAACGGCCTATTGCAAACAGCCAGCACAAACGTTGCGAGGTTTGATTTTGACCCCGTGTCACTGGCGCGGCGGGGATTGCTATTTGAGGGGCAAGCATCCCAAATACTGCTTCAGTCAGAATCGTTAAACGTCTCGCCATGGGTTGCCAGCACGACTACGGTAACAGCAAACAATGCGACAGACCCCAGCGGTGGTACAGGGGCTGAGTCAATTGTAAATACCGGAACTACAAATGGCTCCTGGGTCAGGCAGCTGATTACAACAGCACAAGCATCTGGAACGTATTACTTTTCGCTTTTTGCTGCTTCCAGTAATGCTACTTTACATGTAGATGCGGCCCCTTCGGTTGGGGATACAAGTAGCAGGGCGCTGGCAACGGTCAACCTTAACACTGGCGCAGTAACTTATATTTCAAATCCAATTGGTGGAGCCAGTGTTTTCTGCCTGCTTGGGGCTACTGGGTTTTGGAGAATTGTCAATTCTTTCAGTTCAACTAATTTTCAAAGGTGCGAATTTAGAATTGGAGCCAGCACGTCAACGTCAGGCCCCGTGATTGCATGGGGCGCAAATGTCACGAAGGATTCACTCTCTTCGTATATCCCGACAACAACCGCAGCCGCAACCCGCTTCGCAGATGCCGCCAGCATGACCGGCCTCCCGACAACCAATGTCACGCTGATCGAAAAACCAGCCGGTTGCGCAACCCTATCAGCCGGCACCCTCACTCTCAACCCCGGCTACACCATTGATCGAATCATGGTGCTACCTGGCACCTATTCAGCTGATCAGGTGGCAACCATCCGAGGGCTAATGTGATGCCATTCGTCATCGAGGTGCTCTGCTGGTGCCCTGATCAAAACTGCTTCCGGCAGGGCATTACGTCTCAGGTATTTCCTGATGGCACCCCACTGGCCACGCTTGAGGCTGACGTGCTGATCCCCGCTCCTGGCGTCCACATTGATGAGATCGGCGCCATTCAGCGCGACGAAACAACCGTAATCGGCGGCCACCACGTCAACATTGCGGCCACAGGTGCGGTTGCGCAAATGCTCACCGCTGGCCTACCGCAGACCGGCACGATTTTCGAGCGGACCCACATCTTGGCCTTGATCCCTGACCTGGAATGGTCGGCCATGAGCAACGAGGGTGAGCCGCCGGGTTACCTGGGCCCCCAGGGTGTGAAATTGTTTGATCGCTCGGCAGTGAATGCCCGCGCCAGGGTTTGGTACGTGAACGGCGACCAGCTGCTCCCTGGCCCAGCATCTGGAGGCTGAGCAATGGCGTTTATGGACATGAGCCGCAGGGCGATGGCGATCACAAACCGCCGCTGCGGAAACTCCTACCTGATCACCGGCGATGAGACGGTCTATCAGGGAGTGCTCCATCATCCGACTGAGGCGATCCTGGACGGGCAGGTGATGACGACCGACTACGTGCTGGAGGTGGCGGCTGAGGATGCCGCAGGCACGCCGCGAGGGACCACGATCACGGTCGATGGGGTGGCATTCGTGTCAAGGATGGCAGCTCAACCCATGGGCGATGGCGCCCTGTGGACGATCGCCCTGGAGAAAATCTGATGGCATCACAGCGAGAGCGGATCCTGGCCTATGTGGCGACGCTGCTGGCCCCTACGACAGGGGTAACAGGGGTGTATCGCAGCCGTCAGGATTCAGCGGATCGAACGGAGGCGCCGCTGCTGGTGATCACCCCCGGCGATGATCCGGCGACGGAGTTCAGTATCTGCAAAATCGATCATGACCTCACGCTGCAGGTGGAGGTGTTCGCCGTTGGTGCGGTGCCGGATCAGACGGCGGATCCAATTGTCTGTGACGTTCACCGCCGGCTGATGGCGGATCGCCGGCTGGGGGGTCTCTGTAATGGCCTGACGTATCTGGGGTGGACACCAGCAATGGAGCAGGGCGACGCGACGTCGGGATGGTTCCTGATGCGCTATCGGGTGCGTTATCGCACGAGTGTGGCTGATTTCGAGTCGGTAGCGTGACCCTATCAGCGGTCTCCTGATGCCTGACCTCCATGACGAATACGCCGGCCTGGGCGGCTGTTACGTCGTCGGGGCAGATGGTGTCCGGCGCCGCGAAAATGACCCTTCAGCTCCCGAGGAACTGAGCGATGGTAGCGGTAACCCAGAGACAGTGGATCCTGGCAAAGCTGGAGGGAGCAAACTACGCGACTGATAGCAGCCCAACGTCTGCTAATGGTATTCAGTGCGTCAGCCTGGACGTTCAGCCATTGGTCGGCGATTCAGTGGAGCAGGCCAGGATCCGCCCGTCGTTTGGTGGATTCAAAAAGCTCATGGCGAATCAGCGCCATGTGATCACGGTAACGGTGGAATTCACCAGCAGCGGCACCGCTGGCACCGCTCCGGCGTGGTCGCCGCTCATGCTCTCGTGCGCAAGCGCACAGACTGTCACCGCCTCGGCCGTGACCGGTTCTGCTACTGCTGGCGGCACCAACACGATCACCCTGGCCAGCGGTGCCAGCGCTGTTGATGGTTTCTATCTGGGGATGCGAATTGCCAACACCAGCGGCACCGGCAACGGCGGCTATGGGGTGATCACCGGATATGTGGGCAGCACGAAGGTTGCAACAGTTCAGCCGTACGCCGGAACCTATACGGCTGCGTCAGCCACGGCCTACTCCATCGGCGCGAATGTGCTTTATTCGCCGATCACTCAAACTGATGGGGTGACAGATACCAGCTGCACAATCTATTTCTACGACGACAATATTCTGTTCAAGGCGACCGGCTGCCGTGGCACCTGGAGCGGCGCTGGCCCCTCCAGCGATCGGCCGACGCTGACGTTCACGATGGAGGGCATTATCAACCCGGTCACCGACACCAGCGCAGTACCGCCCACCAGCTACACCAATCAGGTGGACGCGCTGCTGTTTGATCGTGACGGCGCTGGCGCTGCCACTTTCCTGGGGTATTCCCCGTGCGTGGAATCGTTCACGTTCGATGCCGGCGTGAGCCTGGCGCACCGTAACCTCGTGGGCTGCACCCGAAAGGTGCTTGCCACTGGCCGCGCCAGTAGCGGGTCGGTGATGTTCGAGATGCCGACGATTGCGCAAAAGAACTATTTTGCGGCCGCGCAAGATAACAGCGGCGCCAGCGATGGGATCTTTACAGTGAGCCTGAACGGTGCGGCCGGTCGGACTGTCACCCTGCTGGCCCCTAATTGCCACCTTGGGCAGCTCACCCGCTCCAGCTCGCAGGGGATTGAGATGCTCAATGCACCGTTTGATTCTGTCCCTACCGTCGGAAACGATGAGTGGAGACTTGTTCTTTCTTGATCTGATTTATGTTCAACATCACGCTGAGCGACAGCTACGAATGGCCGGTTGAACTGGAGGTGCCGGGCGATAGCAAGAACGATCGATCTACGTTTAAGGTCACCTTTCGCCGAGTCGATCAAGCTGAGGTTTATGAGATCCAGCGACTGATTGATCGTCAGCGTTTCCAGGGCCCCGATGATCCGGTGTTGGTCAATGATCAAATGCTGGCGGAACGCGTGCTGGCCGGCTGGCCTGATGGGGAGATTACGGAGACAGTCAAAGGCGAGGCGGTGCCGATCTCTTACTCTGTGGCCGCTCGGGCGTCGCTGCTGGCCGTTGCAAAAGTGGCGTCGGCGATCACTGCTGCATGGCGCGAGAGCCTGCAGGATGCCAGGGCAAAAAACTGATTGGCGCTGGCCGGCATTGGGCCAAGGTTCAGACCGGCCGGCGCGAGGATGTGAGCGTGGCGAATAAGCAGGCTGAGCTGTTCGGCCTGCCTGCAGAGGCGCAGATCAAGCCGAAGGATCCCGAGGTGTTTGATGTGTGGCCGGAAAATGCCGAGGCGTTGAAAATGTTCCTCAGAATGGATACGCAATGGCGCACCAGCATGGGCGGCGTGGTTGGGCTGGATCTGTCAGTGCTGCTGGGCGGTCGCGGCCTGGCGGAACTGGCGGAGGGTGATCCAATCAGGGTGCTCTATGACAACGTGCGATTGATTGAGACTGGTGTGCTGATGGAGCTCGCGGAGGCTAGAGGCTGATGGCTGTTTCGATGGAGACCGTCCTAAAGCTGACGGCACAGGTATCAGGAGCGAACAATATCCAGCAGGTCGGCAATTCGCTGAAGAATCTGTCGGCCGTCAGTCAAATGTCAGAGCGGACGATTGATAAGCTCTACATTGCCACGAAACAATATGGACAGGCAGCAGGCAATAGCGTCAACAGCATCAATCAACAGATCAATGCACTAACAAATCTACGCAATGCGGTAGATCCAACGTCCAACCGCTATAAGGTTCTGACCAAGGATTTGCAAGCCTATGAGAGGCAGCTGCAATCCCTGAACGCAACGCAGCAGCGGCAGCAGGCATTGCACAGCGCTGGCGGTGCGGCGGCTGGGGCGCTGATGATGGGCGGCGGAATGCAAGGCGCCCTAGGGGCTGGTGCCGGGGCGCTGGCGATGGCTGGCCCTGGCGGGATGATTGCTGGCGCTGGGCTGCTTGCCGGCGGCGCGCTGATCGGAACTGGCGTCGGTAACGCCATGGACGTGGCAACGCAGACACGGGCCATTTCGACGCTGAGCGATGACGCTGGGGGCCTGACCGCACGGATTCAGGACCTGGTGCGGGAGCAGGGCTACCTCACGGACCGGGCCACTGCGGGGGCGGCAGCCTATGAGATCCTCTCCAGCGGGTTCAGCTCGACGGATGACGTGTTGAAGATCCTGCGGGCATCGTCTGAAGGTGCCGCTGGGGGATTCAGCGACATCAAAACTGTGGCGGATGCTGCTACCTCGATCCTGAACGGATATGGGATGAGTGCGGAGCAGGTGACAAGGGTGGTGGATCAGATGGTCGTGACGCAGAATGATGGCAAGATCAAAGTTAACGAATATGCGCAATCGATTGGGCGGGTAATTCCTACCGCAGCAGCGGCTAAGATTTCATTGGAAGAAATCAACGGCGCAATTTCAGCGCTTACGGCCCAAGGCGTACCGGTTGAATCTACATTTTCCGGCATTAACCAGGTTATTAAGTCAATCCTCAAGCCAACAAAAGAAGCGGCCGACCTATCTGCGGCACTGGGCTTGCAGTTTAACGGCCAAGCCCTGGCAACGAAAGGCCTGGCAGGTTTCCTGGAAGACGTATCAAGAAAAACCGGAAAGAGTACGGATGCGCTGTCGATTTTATTCAGCGATATTGATGGCTACAAAGCTGTCGTTGCTCTGTTAAATGATGATCTGCAGCGGTTCAATAGGTTTACCGATAATCAAGCCCGATCGCTTAATGCTGCTGGTGTTGCAGCGCGAAAAGCCATTGACCCGGTGAAGCAGTTTGATAGTGCTTGGAAAGACTTTTCAGCAACATTGGGCGATTTAGTCTTGCCGGCAATCAATGCAACATTGCAAGGAGCTACTGGGCTGCTTCAGCTGCTTACATCAGAGCAGTCTGGGAAAGCGTTGAATAATATATTTAAGCTAGGCTCATATAGCAATCTTGCTGGAGGAGGTGGCATTCGTGAGCTGGAAACCGCTGGCTTGAACGGTCAGCTGCCGGCTGGGGCATCCAAGCCCAAGGCGAAGCCTTTTGTTGTGCCGGGAATTGGAACGTTCGACGGTGAAACCCAACGCCTGATCCCTGGCACTGCGCCGGTGCGGATCCCAACCACCGCAACACCCCCAAACGTGGCCGCCGCTATCGCCAAGGTGCGGGGCACGGAGCCTAAGTCTGGTAGCCTTGCTGCGCAAGTGGCTGGAGCGTTGAAATCAGCGCTAGACCTGACCAATGCCCAATCTGCGGGAATAGTTGGAAACCTGATGCGCGAATCAGGCCTAAACCCAAGAGTTAACGAGGGGGGGGTGGTTGGGCTGCCTCGTGGCGTTGGTGGCTATGGCCTGGCCCAGTGGACAGGTACGCGCCAATCAGACCTAATCCGTTTTGCTGGCAGTCGTGCCCAGGCTGGCGATATGGAAACTCAATTGCGCTTTCTTGTATCCGAAATGCGTGGCCCTGAAGTTAGGTCACTTGATCAATTAAAAACAGCGCAAACGCCAGAACAGGCAGCATATTTGTTTGATAAGCATTACGAGCGCTCAGGTATAAAGGCAATGGGCGAACGCCAGTCTAACGCCCGCAAAGTATTTGGAGAGCTTAGCGGTGGTCAGATTGGCTTTGGGCTAGGCGATTTTGCCCAGCAATTGCAGGATCAGGGCAAGCTGATTGCAGAAGCCCAACGCCAAGCCGCCCGCGTCCGCGATCTTCGATCAGAAGCCGACCTAAGAGCGGCGTTATGGGAGAACGAAAAGCAATCAATACAAGCCGAAAAGGACAAGGATCTTGTCAAGAAAGCACGGCTTGATGGTGAGCGAAAAATGCTGGAGTTGGTCAGCAAGCAAGCCGGCATCTGGGCGGGTGATTTACCAGTTCAGGAGAAGCGGCTGGCGCTGGGTGGCGGCGTTGCCGAAATGCAACGGCAGTCTTACCGCAACGTTCAGGACCTTGCCAGCGCTCAGGCCGAAACCGACAAAAAGCGGACGGAAGAATTAACAAATCAAGTGAAACTGATCTATGAACAAGCCGATGCCGCCGGCATCCTGGCCGATGAGACGCGCCGCTATTCCGAGCTGGCATTCGGCGGCCGGTTGCCTGATAGCACCTTCACAACCGGGATGGACCTGATGGGCAAAAACCAACAGGATTCAAGGATCGGGATGGGTGCCATGGACGGAATCAGCTCCTGGCTCGATTCAGTTGGCACCATGCGCCAATCGTTCCAGAGCCTGGCGACTGATGGCATCGGCGGCTTGACGGATGCCCTAACGGAGCTGACCACCACGGGGACGACGAATTTCCGGGAATTCACCGCTCAGATCCTGCGGGATACAACCCGGATCATCATCGCTCAGATGGTCCTTCGGCCACTGCTGGGCGCCATTGGTGGTGGCGGTGGCGGTGCGTTCAATCCGCAGATCACGCTCCCCACCGCTGGCCCCGGCTGGGCGCCAGGGTTCGCCGAGGGCGGCATCAGCACCGGCCCGAGGTCCGGCTATGGCGCGATGCTGCACGGGACAGAGGCGATCATTCCGCTGAGCCGTGGTCGGGCGATCCCGGTTGAGATCTCAGGCGGCGGCGGCGGTGGCGGGACCGCTGTGACGGTCAACGTCGATGCACGCGGCACCCAGGCGAGCGGGGACAACAGCCGGAGCGAGGCCCTCGGCCGGGATCTATCCCAGGTGATTGATTCACGCCTAGCCCATCACCGCCGGCCCGGCGGCCTGCTGGCATGACCGCCACTCTCCCCAGCACCTACGTTTCCGCCGAGCCGCTGACGGTTGAGCGGGCACCACGGATCCGGCAGGGCCCCGCGGCTGACCAGCTGGAGCAGGGCGGCACCATTGGCCGCGCTCAGGACCTCCGCGCCTGGCCCGGCCTGCGCTTCATCCTGCTCCCAGCTGATGGCGTGGCGCTCAGCGCGTTCCTGCAGGCCAGGGAGGCCGCCGGGGAGCCGTTCTACTGGACTCCGGTTGGCGACTCTCAGCGGCTGGTCCGGTGCCGAGAATGGCGCCTCAACCTGTCGAGCTGTGAGCACCATGAGGTCACAGCGAAATTCGAGGAGGTGGTGGGGCTGTGACGATCCCAGCGTTCCCCAACTACCGGCCGAACCTGCCGGCAGAACAGGCCATCAGCAGCCGCGCCCGACTGACGCAACTGGGCGATGGCCTGGTTCAGGAGCGCCGCTGGGGGCTGAATCCCGTTCGCCCCACATGGGACCTGGCGTTCGAGCTGTGGCCCACAGGTCGCGCTGAGGTTGAGGTGTTCCTAGCAGCACGGGCGGCTGATGGGCAGCCGTTCAGCTGGACCGCACCGGGCGCTGCAGCGGCCACTGCATGGCGCTGCGATCGATGGACAGTGGACCAATTCAACGGCGGCCGGGTGATGCTCCAGGCGTCGTTCAGGCGGGTGTTTGAGGTGTCGTCTCCTGAGCTGGTAGCGGTGCCGTGTGGGGGGAATGTGATCACGATCATCACGCCACCGGCGGATCAGTTCATGGACGCGTGGCTTAACGGTCGTGAGCTGACCGCACCGGACCCATTGGTTCCGCTGCCTGATGACGGCTACTGGGCCGGTGATGTGCTCTATGACGCCTGGCAGGCAGCCGTAGGCAGCGCCGGCGAGGCCGCAGCATGGGCGGACTGGGTGGCGCAATATGACGCCGACTGGCTGGGTCTGGCAACTCCCAACGTGGTCGTTGGCACCTCCGGCGAGACGTTGCAATTCAGCGTCAGTGCGGTGAGTTCCAACGCCTCGCCGCTCACCTATCAATGGCAGGTGAGCTTCAACGATGGCGCCAGCTGGGCGAATATCAGCAACGGAGCAATCAGCGCAACAGCAATCAGCGGGTGCAGTCCTACCGCCTCGACGTGGGATCCCGGCTACAGCGGGGAGGGGGTCTATTTCAGCTCCTTCTCATGCTCAACGGCAACAATCACCGCCACCGTAAGCGGCGCCAC